ATCGCCTTCACCGTGCGGAGAAAATCATCCGCAGTCGGTGAACAGATTGGGGCATCGCCCCCATAGAGCGTGGGAGTGGAATACGAACGCTCAAGACACAGTAGTGTGTGCCGATCGTATGTCAAATCCTTAGTCCCCGCTTGAACTGTCCAATTAGTCCAGGGCTTGTTTTCGTCCACCGGTTGAGGAGTGCGCTTGCACCCCTTTCGCAGCAGGAGGACTTGCCTGGCCATATCGGATAAAATTGGCACGTACGGCTGTGTGCGAACAATGGAGTCAGCAACTCCTGTAGCCCACGCAGCGGCATCACCCTTGGCCAGGTCCAGCATCCAGCCTAGCTTGAATGCGGCCCGACCGACAGTTCGCCCCCACAACCAACGCCGTCCCAATGGGGTAGGGACGTTGTAGGGGCGCATTCCCAAGTAGACCGCGCTACCAATGTAATTCGTGCAGTCCATCTTGGTTACCAGACCGAATCGCTTAACGTTGCGCTCCAACTCGCGCATTATCCGGGCGCGGTCTGGCCAGAGATGTTTCGGGAGGAAACCAAGAGTGTCGTCCCCGGTGATGCTAATGCGAATGTACGCCATGGCGTAACGCAAGTGCTCCATCCGGAGATCCTCCAACTCTACGCCCGCAACGGCCGCTGCCACACTCAATCCCATTACTAGCCCGTTCAAAAGGGCGTTCATTAGACTAGTGTCATCGCGGCCCGAAGCTAGCATGATGGCCGCTCGGTACTTCATCTCACCCATTCTGCCACTTGGAGCTCTCCAAGCTGTGATCAATCGCGCAAACTCCGGGTCCGTTAGCATCTCGGAGTAATAACCCTCGACAAGACGCATACTCTCCGCAGAGTGAGTGCAATCAAACATGGAGTAGTCACACCAAAAGGCGAAAACTTCTCCATCCTCACAGCCCTGGATAGAAGAATCCAGCCAACCTTGCAGGTTCTCCGGTGTGGTGGCACCGTAGAATAGCCAATTGTCGGCTCCCCAGTGCTTCTTCAAGCGCTCCAACTTGGGCTTTATGATCGGGCCCGCGACAATATGAGCTTTGTCCTTGGGCGCCATGATCATGCGAGCGATCGACTCTAGAAGTGGCTTTGCTTCACACCAGTTAAACTTCTCGTAGCTCGCGAGGAGCTCCTGCTTAACAAATGCGGAAAAAGTCAAATCCTTGTCACTCAGCCCGCCGTGGTTGAGGTACTCGGCGTATGCTCGCTCAAGTGCGCGTCTGCGACGAGCCGGCATACTTGCGATCCAAGACTCAACCGTCATCCGTTCCCCATCGAGGGCCCGCGGGTGCAGGAGGACTTCCTTAAAGGTGTCCATCACTGCCCAGGCGGCTGGGGACGACGTGGGTTTCGCGAGAAAGGCACGCCCAATTAGCGCTTGCATTCTTGAGTATAG